ACCTTGGCGTGTGTATTCATTAAAAGTTTAAACTCTTGAATTTCTTTTTGTGATGGATCAGAGTGGTGACAATCTGGAGTAACAATAACTTTAATACCAAACTCATCAGCAAGTTCTATCAGATATTTATTAATGTGTGCCTCAGTGTGTGGCATTACCTCAATATAATAATCACTGCCAAAGCGTTCTTTAAACCAAGTAATATACTTTTTGGCAAGAGCAAACTCTTCTTCTTCTAATGCTTTTACAAGAACACTGCTTGGACATGCAGAAGAAACAATGATTCCTTCTTTATACTTTTCCAATATAGTAAAATCAAATCGTGGCTTCTTAAAGAATCCATCTGTCCAAGATAGTTCACTAATCTTGTTAAGGTTTTCCAAACCTATTTTATTCTTGGCTAGAAGGATAATGTGGTTATAGACAAGATCTTGTTGACCTTCTCTTTCAGACTTATCTCTTGTATCAGAGATGTCTGCACACATGTATCCTTCTAGACCTAGAATTGGCTTAATGCCCTTTGCTTTTGCAACTCGGTACAGTTCCCGATGCCCAGATAGTGTCCCGTGATCTGTGATAGCCAATGCTGGCATACCAAGTTCAACTGCTCGGTCTATATATTCTTCTGGAGTAGCAATCCCATCAAACAAACTAAAATGGGTATGGACATGTAAGCCTACGTAGTTCATACTACCAATCAGCGTTAGTTGATGAAGTAGTAGATGGGCCGTCAAAGCCCAAGTAGAACGCTTCTTGTTCTGCGTATGGAATCTTCTTTAGTGCTGACTCCAATGGGTATGGCTCAATGCCTGTCCAGTCAAATGGTTCTTTGTCTGGTGCTGAAGGAATTAGTGTGTAATTGGTTTCAGTACCCTGACCATTACGCTTTAACTTCCATAGTACGTTTGAGATGCTTCCTGTTTCAAGTGCATACTCACGAATAGTATTGAATGATGATTGCTTGCTAATTCCCATGTTCCAAATTGCAACATATGGTGCTTCAATTCCATCATCAACAAGTACGTTGCAATAGAAACGTAGACGTGCTCTCCAGCCAGCCTTCATATCTTTGCGGTGCATTTCTTCTGCCCAGTCACGACCTTCTGATTCCATTGTGTCTACAGCCTTGCGCTTATAGTCCTTTGGATTTGTGTGTTCCTTGACAACTAGTGCAAGTCCACGTTTTTCGTTATAGTTTGCTGAGTCTTCATCCAACTCCTCAACAAATCGGATCTTTACTGATTGACCGTCTGCAAGTTTTAACCACTTTACTTTTGGTCCGTCGTTTTCATATTTTGGCTTTTCGAGCAGGGTTTCTATATTCTTTAATCCCTTTACAATGCTCATATTTTATCTCCTTCGTGTTGTTTATATTAGTTTAGCATAGATGATATAGATTTGTCAAATTGAAACTCAAGTTTCTTTATTTCTGCATCTTCCATATCGCCTATGTCTTTATAGTTTTTATCAAGTCTGATAATAGTAACCAAAGATCCAAGTTTTTCAATTAACTTATCTTTCATTATACTACCAGCCTCATCGTTATCTGCAATTAGTACAACGTTTGTGAAGTACTTTTCTAACAATCTAATTTGAGAATTAGACACATTAGCACCCAGAGTAGCAACTGCTGGGAAACCTACTTGATCTAGTCGAATAGCATCAAATGATGATTCAACTACATATACTGTACCAGATGATTTAATTCTGTGCAAGTTAAACAATATCTTGCCTTTTGGCAATCCTGGAGTATTTTTAAAATCTTTGCCCTCAATAGTTCTTGCAACAAAACCAATACACATTCCGTCTGGAGAATGCATTGGCACTGTAACAGAATCTTGTTTTTCTGAATATCCTAAAGAAAACTTTGACCATGATGACATTTCGATTTTTCTATACCTAAGATAATTCTTTGCTTTGTCTGATGCTACTAACTGATTATATAAACGCTTTAAGATTAATTCATCATATGGAACAAATTCTGGTGGCGCAACTAATGTTTTGTTGACAAGTTTTTCAATATCGTTTTCTGTTTCTTTGCTTTTAATATATCTAACTGCTTCAAAATATGTTCGTCCAGACATATGCATAATAAATTCTTCTAGGTTCTTTGTTGTCTGGCATCCAAAACAAAAGAATAGTCCGCTATCCTTAGCAACTTCTCCAGCAGGAGTTCTATTGTTATTATGATATGGGCAAAAGATTATGTAGTCATTACCAAACTCTGCTTCAATTTCCACTCCTGCACCTACAAGAACACGCTTGATCTGTTCTTGCGTATAGATATTACTTGTCTTCATAGTCTTTATACCTGTAGTATCCTTTATCAAAATCTACTTGAACTAAGAAATCACCCATGTAACCATTACGGTTTTTGCGAAATACACATTCAATAATATCACTATTAGTTGCACGACCTAGTGCCATAACCCAGTCAGCATCGTAAGCAATCTGTCTTGACCAAGCAGTTTGTCCAAGTGTTGGAGGACTTGATAGATCTTTTACATCATCAGGAGTAGCAGAGGATATAGCGATGATAGGTACTTCTTCGCTAATAGACATTAGTTTAAGTTCTCTTGAAAGGTTTTTCATTCGTACCGTTTCAGAATCAGCCTTTTGGTTTGGAGACATAAGTTGTAGGTAGTCAACAACAACAAAGTCTGGACGGTATTGATCAATCTTTCCACGAATAACAGAGGGTGTTACCTCTCCACCGCTATCATTAGAAATAATATGAAACTCTGGACGACCTTCAACCTTGTTGTGATGCCATTTCTTTAGCATATCAATTTCTACTTCGCCATTAGATAATTTTCTATGTGACCAAAGACCTTCACCCATAATAGCAAGAACACGATTACGAACCTCTGTCTCGCTCATTTCAAGTGAAATAATCATTGGTGACTTACCTTGCTTCCACGCCTGCACTGCAAAGTAAAGAGCAAGCCAAGACTTTCCAATTCCTGGATATGCAAGGAATACACCTAACTGCCCTGGCATAATTCCAGAAGGTAGGTAGTTGTCAAACCCTGGAAGGCCAGTCTTAATTCCAACATGCCCAAGTTCTTTTTGCTTCTGTACATTTTCAAAATATATAACAGCAGAGTCAAGATCTGTTGCATCAATGTCACGGATAGCAGATGTATTCTTTTTTAGTTCAGAAGTCTTTGTTATAAGGTGCTCAAGTGCTTCTCCACCGTTACCGCTTTGAACTTCCCCTGCAGCATTACGTAAAATATCTTTTAGGCTATCATTAAGATATTCTACCTGCAACTCTGCTAGATGATGCTTGGTTGCTCCAACTCCAGCAACTGGCTCAAAATCTCTAAACTTTTCTCTTACTAAATCTGCTGGTGGAATGCACTGGTTGTTTTCTGAATAAAGACGAATAAAGTTCCAGACATCGTTATGGGTTCTTAAAAGGTTTTCAACATTTGCTTGCAGCAGGACGTGAATCTGCTTGTCTTGTAATAATGCAGAAATAACTTTTGCCTCTGTATTATTCACTCAACCACTCCTTTGCTAATTTTCTACGGACCATTCGATCTTTAATATCTTGTTCTGTTTCTGCTTTACCGTTTAATATTTTTTCTGCATTATATGAAAAATAATTCCAAGAAGGTTCTTGTGCAATAGAAAAGTAATACTCTAACAAGTCATAGCACTGAGCAATACCGTATGACTCTACAAGGCCGTCAGCAGCCCACTGCTCAACGTTTAGGTTCATGTTAGACTTCTGGCCGTACTTCTGTAGGTAAAACTTATTAAACCTACTAAGCAAAGCCATTCGGTCTTTGCGGTCAGCCATTGCTATTCGTTTATTTCAGACTTTGCTTCTTGAATCTTATCAGTTAGTTTGTCTTCAACAAACTTGTAAATACGCTCAAAGGCTTCATCAACATTCTCGCCCTCACGCTTTGAATCAACAATACCAAGGTCAAGTCTTAATGACTGGAAATTGCCAAGATTTAAAGTATAGCCTAGTGTTACATTGATTTTTGTATTTTCGTTTTCCATTTTACCCCACCTAATTTGTTTGTTTTTACAATTGTAGCACACTCTAGCCGATTAGATATTTTCTGACCAAACTGGAATATACCTTCCATCTTCTGTCTTTGTATATGTAAGTATACCTTCTCCCATTCGCCTTGTCAACTCTTGACTTGTAGGAGTCATGTTATTTGTTATTAATTTATCTTTTCTTGGTTGACCAATATGTATTGTTGCTAGGATAGAACAAATCTCTCTAACGTGGTCTTCTGAATAATAAGATCTAATTTGCCAACCAGTCTTACCATCAATGCTTGATCCAACTGGTGCAGGAATGACTCCTCGTTTTATTAATCTTGGCATATACTTTCTATGACGATTAACTAACTTAGCAGTCTCTGCAACAGTGTAAGCCTTCTTTCTATTTCTTCTAAAGTCAGAACGCAGACATGTTTCTAGTCTATCTTTGTTAATATTATAAACCGTTACCATTCCTGTTGATCTAGAACTATGATGAAGTCTTACTAAGTCTCCATTAAGAAACCATATTTTTTTACCACCAGGGATTATAGGTTCGCTATTATATGCTTCGCTCTGAATTTTTCCTTTTGCAGTAACCATTTTCCCTCCGCAGACTCGCTAGGTGGATGATAAAATTTTCTATTTCCACACTTAACACAATATGTTTCTAGATGGTCTATGTTTGAGTGTATTCTATCAACAAACATCTTTCCTTCACATCTTTCACACGCCATATTAATTTGGAACACCAATAGCAATAAGATTTACGCCAATGGTTGCAGTTCCAGAAACACCGTACCTTACTGTAAATCCAGCCTGTGTAGTTGTTACGGATGTTAAAACTACTGTAGTATTAGATCCAGCCGTTGTTCCACTAGTGTTTACAACTGACAAAGTTATAATTGGTGGATACTTAAAGTTAGAATAATCAATAGAGTAAGACTTTTCTTGTCCAGCAGTTACGGTTTCGTTATTTGCAATTGCTTTAAATCTTCCAATAAACTTTGTGTTAGAGGTTTTTAAACTTTGTTTTTCTGATCCAACTACATCAATGTCAGTATAGTTGTAGGTTGCATCGGAAACCTGTGCCGACAAAGTATTCAAAGTATCGA